ATAAAACCGGGTGATGTAAAAGTAGCCATTTGATTCACAAGGCCATTGACGCATCGCCCGGTTAGTTTTAACCTTGTCCACCGTGATTCACGTTCGTGAACATGTCCTTTCAGGGCCGATATAGCTCAGTTGGTAGAGCAGCGCATTCGTAATGCGAAGGTCGTAGGTTCGACTCCTATTATCGGCACCATTTAAATCAATAAGTTACACATCACTAGTACCTTCCTTATTTTTTGACTGGGACAAATTTGGGACCGATGGGTTCAGGATCGAGTCTATTTGCCGTGCATGTTCGGTAAGGTGATTAGGTGCGAGGTGAGCATATCGACGAACCATTTCGATAGACTCCCAGCCTCCCATTTCCTGTAACACTGACAACGGGACTCCGGCTTGAACCAGCCAACTTGCCCAGGTGTGTCTCAAGTCGTGAAATCTGAAATCATCAATACCTGCTCGTCTCAGCGCCGCTTTCCAGGCTGTGTTTGCGTCATACCGCATCTTCCTGACTGTTGGCGCTTTCGTTCCGTCTGGTTTGGTACAGCTTTCCTTGTACACAAATACCCAACGGTGATGATTCCCGATTTGTTTTTTCAATACGCGACATGCAGTATCATTCAGCGCAACGCCAATTGCGCGGTTTGATTTACTCTCTTCCGGGTTTATCCATGCCACCCGGCGCTGCATATCTATTTGTTGCCATTCAAGGTTGATGATGTTCGAGCGTCTTAAGCCTGTTGCCAGTGCAAATTCAACAACAGACTTTAATGGCTCCGGACATTCATCAATCAGCCTTTGTGCTTCATGGGGCTCCAGCCAGCGGATCCGTTTATTCTTTGGTTGAGGCACTTTAATAATTGGTGCCTTATCCAGCATTTTCCATTCACGCTCTGCGGCTCTTAGTAGGGCCTTTATAAATGAAAGATGCGTAGCCTTCGTTGCAACGGACGCTGGTTTTGGCGTGTATTCTGGAACAGGTTTCCCTTTTTTTCTGCATGCTTCTGCCCTGAGTTTCCAGTTTTCCTCATGACGCCGGTTCGTCATTTTCTGCATTGCTGAATAAATTTTTGATTCAGTAATGTCTCTTAGTTGCATTCCTGCGAAATGTTGAAGCCAGAATCCGATCCGGCTTTTGTCATCGTCCAGTGATTTTTTATGTGCTTTCTCTTCAAGCCACCTGACACACGCTTCCTCGAACGTTATATCAGGTATTTCACCAAGTTTGCTGACCCGCCATGCTTCAGCCTTTAGCTTGTCATGGAGTTCTGTCGCCTGCCTTTTGTCCTTTGTTCCAAGAGACTGTTTAAATCTTTTACCGTTCGGCAATGTGAAACTGGCGTACCATATTTCACCTCTGCGGAAGAGTGACATTTTCTTTCCTCTGTTATGCCATCACCCGCGCTCACCTGGACAGTATGCAGCGGAGACTGAAGAGCCGCAATGCAGGCTTGTCGTGTTGTGAGGTAAGGAGATTTATTCTTAGTGGGATCTTTGCGTGTTGCCTGAAGACGCCCTGTGCGTATCCAGTTAATGGCAGTCGGTCTGGATATCTTGAGAAAATGACAGGCCTCATCGAGTGTGAGGCTGTATGGCTCCATTATTTCACCTCTTGCTGTGACATTGTTGAAAAATGGATACCAGCTCGTTGCTGCCAGACGATCCAACCGAGAGTCATATCCCATGCCATGTATTCGTTATCGCCGTTTTTTGCTCTCCGACGATCTACTAAGTCACCGAAACGCTTTTCCATGAATAATTCATAAGCTTCGCGTTCATCTGGTTCTACTTCCAGCGATAGGAGTGCGATTTCATAAGCACGGCGCTCAATATCGTCTCGCACGTCAAGGCTGCTGATACGCTCTTTAATTTCTTTAATCAGTTCTTTGTCGGTAAAAGTGATCATTATGCTCCAGCCTCCGGTGCTTTTGGCATTATTGCCCAGTGAGTGATATTGACGTTTTCAAGGTCCCCGACCTGAAATGTCCACTGCCATTCTCCGGTTTCTTTTTGTCCCCAGGTGTACCAGAGAGAACGCCAGCCAATTAGCCAGCCTTCTCCGTTAGCATCGAATAACAAAACACTTTCATTTGCTGGTGGCAGTTCAGCTGACACTGGTATTACTTTGTTTTCCTGTGCTGCACATTTAGCTTCAAGCGCATCGAATTTACGCACCAGGTATTCAGCATCTGTTTCATTTACTTTCAGATCTCGCGGTACACATCTCCCACGAAGAAACCCTTCCATTTCGAAAACATTCATGCGCATTTGCGTAACTCCGATAACTCGTTAAAACGTTCCATAAACATCCCGTAGGCATGGCCCGGTGCCTGTGGAATCACTTTGAACATCTCTGTTGCCGGGATACCTTCCAGTACAGGCCAGAAAGAGCCATCATCAAGCCCGAGATCGCGGCGTTCGGTTGCCAGCATAATGAGATCGGCATATTTCACTGGCGTGCTCATAACAGGAGGTAACCCGTATTTCTCACGTATTACGGCGTCTATTTTTTCTTCCATCCGTTTATAGTCAGGAAGAAGTCGTTTCAGTGGTGCGGGGATGTCCTGGCAATATGCTTCTGTTGCATCATGCATTAAAGCTTCAAAAGCAAATTCCTGTGGCACCAGCTGGCTGCAAAGCACCGCATGTTGGGCGACACTGTAGAAGTGTGAAAGATGTCCTGCAAAGCGACAGATATTTGAAAGGGAAACCGCGATATCGTTAATAACGATGTCGTCTTTATTTATCCTGTCATAATAAAAATGCTTCCCGGAAAAAGTTTTAATAAATGACATTTTGTTCTCCACGTATATGCGCTGCACCGCGCTGAATTCGGGTAAAAGGAAGCCCTCACCGTCCGGCGATTATTGAGTCAATTACATTTCCATAAATGCCCCCGTAGGGGCGGTTAGTTTCTCCACAAAACAGAGAAGAACACCTGCGGTGGCAGCCGCCCGGATGGATTGGGTTATGAGCCCGTCGTCCGGTGATGCTCTTCTCTGTTTTGTAAAAAGGACGGTACCAGCCGGAAGCAAGGGTACAAGCTGGTACCGCCAAGACTACACACAGCATAAAGTTGTGGTGCCGGGTGCCTCCCGGTGCCTGGCGAAGGTTGCACACCAGGCGGGTGGGTATCCACAGAAGGTCGACTGTCAGCCTCAACCTTAACCCGCGTGCGCTGAGCCGCATTCACCACAACGCTAAGGATTCTCTCTGGTTGAAAATACTTAGCTGTTATGTGCCTGTCTTTTCACCACTTCAGGCTCGGTGGTATCCTTTTAAGCCCGTATACATAAAAGGAAAATCAAATGACTTTTGATGAAAAAGAACTTGATAATGCAATTAATAAAATCATCGTAACGTCGCTCTTTTCCTGTCTCAGCGACACTCAGCAAAAACAGTTCTACGAATCGGCTTTCAACATGATCGAGCGTTGTTGTTTCTGCGATGCCGACGAGTTACCTGAAAAAATCAGGAAACAGTTGGCTGATGCTCTTCGAGTGCGACTTTCTGACCAATTTTCTGAAATGTACTCTCCGAATTTGGACAAATAGAAAAAGGCCATTTCCATTCAGGGTCTGATGGAAATACTTCAGCCTGTTCCAAAGCACGGCGTAAAGAGAACACAACTCCAGCCATAATCTGATGTTTCCCATTGGTCCAGCTATCGCCGCTCTGATCTACAGGGGCGGCTATGTCGTATGACCAAACGACTTCACAGTTATTGTTTAAAATCTGGACTTTCATTTCATACACCTGCTTTAACATGAGTGCCTGGTGGCACAACATGACTCAACGAATCATCCTGGACTTCATATGCCCCAGGCGGCTACTTCGTGGGCGTCCTGCCTGTTCGTTTTTGACATTTACTGACTGCTTACGACACATGCACCGTGTTGCAACCAGATTTTGTTGTAATCCTGTAGTTGGTCTGGAACAAAAGATAAAATTAAATTGCGAGATATGCAAGTGATGTTTGCGAAATGTGCAAATTTATAGGTAATAAAAAGCCACCTTTCGGTGGCCGATGGATGGGATATTGAGGTTAATTATGTCTCTTAAGGGTTTGCGACTGACTGATTAAGACCTTTCCAAAGACCATGAATCGGTGTTCGTTTTCGCTAGTAATTCCCCATTCACGGTAAATCTGGTTATCAGAAATCACCAGCAGTTTGTCAGGAATCATTTGAAGTCTTTTAACGTATATTTTGTCATCAAAACCAAAGACATATATACCATCACCATCAAACTGATTGATGCTGACATCAACGAAGATGAGATCTCCTGGCTCAATGGTTGGACACATACTGTCCCCACGAACGTTGATAACTTTGATGTGATTGGCTGGTCGTCCGCCGAACATTGATACAGCATTATCAGTTCTGTATTCGATGGCATGAATCACATCAATGACATCACCGCCCTGGATAAGGCCATTTCCCGCACTGGCACTGATATCCAGCATTTCAATACGGAACACATCCTTCACCTGCGCAACATCCTCATTATTACTGTTTTTATATACAGTATTACTTTTGTGGGCAGAGGTAAAGAGATCAGCAATATCAACACCTAAGCTCTTGGCAATATTACTCAGTGTTTGTTCGGTAAATTGTTTTTGCTTACCCGTTTCTAAGCGCGAGATGTTCGCCGCATCTACTCCTATTGCTTCAGCGAGATCGGCGATTTTCATGTTCTTCGCTTGGCGAAGTTGTCTGACTCGGTTTCCTATGTTCATGCGTTTATTACATTTCTTTATTGCGTGATAAGCAAATCAACTTGCGCAAAATAATTGCGTGAAATAACATGCATAACGCGCAATATTTGGAGGGCATATGCAATCACCATTACGAAATGTGCGTAAGGCGCATGGTTTCACTTTGCAGCATGTTGCTGCGGGTGTTCAAGTCAATCCAGCGACGTTGAGTCGTATTGAGAGGCTGGAGCAGATTCCATCTATCGAGCTTGCAGAACGTTTAGCCAATTTTTTTAAGGGTGAAGTCAGCGAAATGCAGATTCTTTATCCGGCACGTTTTCAATCTAGCCAAAACCAGAATGGGTTTAAACCACAGGAACAGGAGGTGAACCGTGGGTAAGCATCACTGGAAAGTAGAAAAACAGCCTGAGTGGTACGTGAAAGCTGTCAGAAAAACTATCGCAGCGTTGCCGGGGGGGTACGCTGAAGCTGCTGACTGGCTGGATGTAACAGAGAACGCATTATTTAACCGCCTTCGTGCCGATGGCGATCAGATTTTCCCGCTGGGATGGGCAATGATTTTGCAACGTGCTGGTGGAACTCACTTCATTGCTGACGCTGTGGCGCAGTCTGCAAATGGCGTCTTTGTGTCTCTTCCTGACGTCGAGGATGTGGACAACGCCGATATTAACCAGCGCCTGCTGGAAGTCATTGAACAGATCGGCAGTTATTCAAAACAGATTCGTTCAGCAATTGAAGACGGTGTAGTGGAACCGCATGAGAAGACAGCAATTAACGACGAGCTGTACCTCTCAATTTCGAAGCTGCAGGAGCATGCAGCACTGGTCTACAAAATTTTTTGCATTTCAGAAAGTAATGACGCCCGCGAGTGTGCAGCTCCGGGCGCCGTGGCGTGTCGTGACTGTGGAGAAACTAACGCATGAACAGTTTAACAACACACTACCGTCGCTCGCAACTGATTGCGCTTCCTGTACCGGGTGGAAAAGCGAAGGTGGAGTATTGCTATGCAGTAAATGTACCAGGTGACAGGGAAATTGTAACCCACAGCTTTGCAGAGTGGGCTGTGGGTGATTTCAACCGGCAGAAGGAGACAGTCCTTTGCGACAAGTTAACCGCTGGTTCAAAGATCACTACGGAGTGCCCGTCAGAGTCATTCGTTGGGAGCCGGAAACACAACGGGTTATCTACCTCCGCGAAGGCTATGAGCATGAGTGCTTCAGCCCGCTCGAACAGTTTCGTCGTAAATTCAGGGAAATAGAGGTCGGTCATGAGCACTAAATTAACCGGCTATGTATGGGATGGTTGCGCTGCATCAGGCATGAAATTATCCAGCGTGGCAATTATGGCCCGCCTGGCTGATTTCAGTAATGACGAAGGTGTGTGCTGGCCATCAATTGAAACCATTGCCCGCCAGATTGGCGCGGGGATGAGTACCGTCAGAACGGCTATCGCACGGCTGGAAGCAGAAGGCTGGTTAACGCGTAAGGCGCGTCGCCAGGGTAACCGCAATGCGTCGAATGTTTATCAGCTTAACGTTGCGAAGCTTCAGGCAGCGGCATTTTCTCAACTGTCAGATTCTGACCCGTCAAAATCTGACGCATCAAAATCTGACCCGTCAAAATTTGATGCGTCGAAATCTGGCAAAAAAGCGGGTTTTCACCCGTCAGAATCTGGCGGGGATCCGTCAGTAAAATCAAAACATGATCCGTCAGATAAAAAAACTTCTCGTCCGGACGCTTCGCAACCGGACACGCAGACGGATGAACAGGATTTTTTAACTCGCCATCCTGATGCGGTTGTATTCAGCCCTAAAAAGCGCCAGTGGGGAACGCAGGATGATTTGACCTGCGCACAGTGGCTCTGGAAAAAAATCATCGCCCTGTACGAGCAGGCCGCCGAATGTGACGGCGAGGTGGTTCGTCCCAAAGAACCGAACTGGACAGCCTGGGCAAACGAAATTCGCCTGATGTGTGTGCAGGATGGTCGTACTCACAAACAAATCTGCGAGATGTACAGCCGCGTCAGCCGCGATCCGTTCTGGTGCCGTAACGTGCTCAGCCCGTCGAAGCTGCGGGAAAAATGGGATGAGCTTTCCCTGCGCTTATCGCCGTCCGTCAGCACGTACACAGAAAAACGCGAAGACCCGTACTTCAAAGCCAGTTACGACAACGTGGACTACAGCCAGATCCCGGCAGGATTCAGGGGGTGATCATGAGTCTTTTGAATGACGTTCAGAAATTCATTGAAGCCCATCCGGGGTGTACTTCCGGAGACATTGCGGATGCTTTTGCAGGTTACTCACGGCAG